ACGGTTCAGGGTTTACGGGTTCAAATACTTTTTCTTCTATTTGGGCGTATATCCCGTTACCGGGACATTGGGTAGCTGCAAGGTCACGGTGACCGATTACCGGCACGTCACGCCCTATTTGTGTGCGAGCAAACTTTACTAGCCCACGCACGGCTTCTATCATCGCTAGGTTGCATGGGTCTTGCCAGTCAACTAAACACAGAATGACCCACGTAACGTTGTTGAACCCTTTGTTAGCTGCCGGGGTGTAGTCGGTTCCTCGTAGTTCCCATGACAACCCGGTTTGGTCTACCGCAACGCTGTAACCAATGCTGTAGCCACGCCCGTTCACATATGACCGTTGAATGTTCGCTAAATATTGTGCGGTGTCCGGGTTGGCTTTTTTGTCTGCGGTGTAGTGCAGAACAATGTTGTCAATGTTCAACCAGTTAACTGGCGGACTGTTTGTGTGTTCGCCAATGGTGTAGCCGGGTTGCTCCCATGTTGTGCGCGCCCGGTCGTACGGGTTCATTCCATTAGTCCCCACATACCAATGCCGATAAGCACAATGCCGAACATTATTGCGATGGTTGCGCGTATCATTCGCTTAAATCCTCAGGTGGTGGCGGGTCATCACGCAAATCCGTCAGTTCGCAATTGTTGCCACACGCCCCACATTGCACGGGGTCGGGGTTGCCGATGACGTTGTACGGGGTGCCGTTGGCGTTGCAGTTGTCTGTTGTGCAAGTTGCTGTAATCATGAGACTGTTGTAACAAGTGTTGCGCCGATAGCGTCGTTTGTTGTCCACGTGTGAGGATAGGTGGCGGTCACGTTTGTTCTATTGATAACTGAACCAGAAACTACATAAACGCCGAACTGTAAACGATTAAAACCGTTCAGAACAAAACACATGCCTTGTCGCTCTGCGCTTCCTGTATCGGCAAAAACTGCTGTGCCGTAAGCGGTGGTAGTTGCGTCGCCCGTTGGAAATGTGAAATATGGATTCGTGCTGACCGAACTTGTTGAGCCTAAAACGATGTTGCCAGTAATAATTAAAACTTTATTTATGTAGCAGTATTTCCAGTTTTGTGTTGCGTTGCCAACGGTCAGATTTGTCCAAGACGGCGTGAAAGATGTCCACGTACCGATTGCGTTAAGTTCGGCAGCGGTCAGCACTTGACCCGACGCAAAACTTCCTAATGTTGCCATGGTTTTATCCTAATCTGTTTGTGTCTAACACGCCGATAGTGTCGCTGTTCAGCACAAATGACTGATAATCGGCTGCCGGAAGTAAATCTAGTGTCAACGTTGTGTGTGACGGGGTAGCCCTAAACGTGCGCCCAACAATAACGCAAACATCTGTAATTGGTGAGGTCTCCCCCGTTGGCGTGTATTCAACTGTTGCCACGCTCCACATACCAGTACGAACGTCAATAAGGTCTTGCCATATTTGGTCATCTGCACCCGCCATAAGTTCTGCCATGCGGTCTGTCAATTCAACCGTCACGGGCGTAAAACGTGACTGGCTGAACCTGTGTGACCACCTATACGCCGCGTCTAACGTGTCTGTGTCGTTTTGGTTTGTTGTCGTGAAACGACGATTACGCGCACCATATTTTTCTATTGACTCTGTGTCTTGTGACTGCTGTTCCGTTGCACCGACAACAGACCGCACCAACTGTGCGCTGTTTGTTAACGCCCCAACATTGAATTGACGTGAAACCCTTTTAAACGGCAGTTCGCCTGCACCGGCATTGTCAGCAAACACGAACGTGCGACGGTCTGACACCCCGGTTCCGGTGTTCTTTGTTAAATCGTTTTCCAACATGTAAGCCACATACAAGGAAGGTCCAGCACCACCCACAATTTCTATTTGTGTTGGCCATGCTGCACCCGGCATTGACGGCATCACATAGTTATTAACAATGTCTGCTGGTGCTTTACTAACAAGGTTGTCTAACACTTGTGGTGTTTCGGACGCAGCTGAGGACGCTGTGACCATAAACACTTCTGTAGCGTTACCCAAATTTGGCATAACTGTTTGCGGTATGTATTCCGTGCCACCTGACGTGAACCCGTTATATATCGCTTCGATGGCCTCACTGCCAGACGTGAACGTGTGAGTACCTGCCGGTATAGAAATGTCAGCGTTAACGGGTGCGCGTCCTCCAACGCTGAACGCGTCGCGGGCTTCTATCTGTACGGTTGACGTGCGCCCGTCGTCCTTAAATTGAATGTCAGCCACAATACCTTGGAACAAATATGCGGTTGACGTTGAATCACCGGTGACTTCAGCGTTAATCCACAATGACGCTTTAAACCAGTCAATGTCAGCGTATGCACCTGACCCTTCCGGTGTTAGTTCTCCGTCGTCGTTCCGCAATTCGATTTGTGCCATGCCAGAACCGAAACGTCCGACCGGTGACATCTGTTTGATATAAAAGCCGGTGCAACGGTCTGTGAAGTCCACCGTGATTGGGATATTACCCAACGGCAATATGTAATGAATTTCTATTTCGTATGTTGTTGAAATTGTCATTAGCGTGTGGTGGCTGAAACGGCAATGCCTACTTCACCGTAATACTGGTTTGCTTTAATGAAGGCTGCGGTCACGTCGTCAGGGTCTAAACCGGGTGAAGTAAAATATTGTTGGACTACTAAACCTTCTTGGGCTGCTTGGTCTGACCGACGGCGTGACGGCACGTATGCCTGTGTTCCAAGTTCGATTGTTGACAACCCTAAACTGCCTGCGTCAATAGCTGCTTGAATATTCGGCGCAATGGTGCCGATTAAACCCAAGATTTCCATAATTTTGGCTTCCAACGCGTCAACGTCACCCATGTTGACTAACGGCAACAATTCTTTACCAAACGCACTGTCAAGCAAACTGTGCGCCTCAATCAAGTCTTGCAACGCGTACAGTCGGTCACGTTCTGCTTGTTCGTATTCTGCGGAACCTTCCGCCGCGTTCCGCATCGCTTCGTTAGCGTCCTCAATTTCCTCTAGGAAGTCCGCTACTGCTTGTTCATTGTCCAACCGATTAAACAGTCGGTCAAGTTCTGTGTCTGTTCTAAACGTTTCTTTGCGTAATTCAGACATGCCGGTGGCAGCCTCAACAACATCTTCTGTGAAATTACGCACATTGGGCGTGTCAAGTGTGGTCATGAAACGACGTGTCTCTGCTTCAAGTTGACTTGTCACGTCCACGCCATCAACAAATGTGATGTTTAAACGTTGTTGGTCACGTTCGGTTTGTTCTAGTTCTTTTCGGTAACCCTCCACGGTGTCACGCACCAACCGGGCTGCTTCTTCTTCGTCGTTGAGCAACCCAATAGTGCCACGTAACACCCAACCAAAGTCGATACCAACTGGCATTGCTGCTTCTGTTGCTTCACTTACCCGGTCGATAGCGTCTGCGTTACCTTCGGCAGCTGCAAGCATGTCGTCAAGGTCAATGCCTAACAACTGCACTGCGTCGCCTAGTTCACCGGTCAACAATTCGTCCCGCAACATTTTTTTGGCGCGATCGTCAAACACGCCGTTTGACGCTTCTAACGCTGCGTTCATGTCTGCTGTTGCTGCGTTCACGTCCTCCTGACGTTTCGCTATTTCAGACAACGCGACAGACACCGCAGTTAAACCAACCGCCAACCCGCCGACAGCCACATTTGCGACACCTGCCCGGACACCAAAACCTTTTAGCGTGTTACTAAACGAGCGGACACCAAACGCACCGGCAGTTGCCAACACAATGACTTGTTGCATTTCTTCCGGTAACGCCGTAAAGGCTTCTAGCACCGGGGTAACGGCACCCATGACACCTTGCAACGCAGGCACTAACGCTTGACCTACCGTCGCTTTTATGTTTTCCATTTCGGCAGCCAAAATGCGTTGACTGTTCGCCAAACCATCAGACGTGTTAGCAAAGTCGCCAGACATCTGTGCAGTCTGTTCCATGATAAGCCCGTAGCGGGCTTGCACCTTCTCCGCTTCCGTCATGGCAGCTGCGTTATCGGTAATGCCGTTCTCTAACGCGTAGGTCTGCACGGCTGCTGCGGACACGTCAATACCAAACGCCCGCATAGGCTCCGTGGAACCCGCCAACGCACTTTGGAACTTTTGTGCTGCGTCCGGCACGTCAAGGTTCATGACAGACGCAAAGTCCGCTATACGAACCGTCAATTCGTCTGTAACGTCAACAATGCTTTTGTCCGCTGTTTCTAACTGGCGGGTAAACCCGGCAAACTGCACCGCGAACCCGTTAAAGTCCTTTGCCGACAACCCAACTGCTTTTGACGCGTTCTCACCTAGTTTTAGGATTTGGTCGCCTGCGTCACCAAACGTGACTGCAACGGCGTTAGCGGACTCTGCGAGGTCACTAGCTGCGCTTACCGCACCTTTACCGAAGTTGATTATTTCACGCGTAGCAAACGCATTGACAGCGGTTTTAGCGATATTCCCAAACTGTTTGTCTAGCCCGCCTGCTGCCTTTTCTGCTTCCGCAAACCCGGCTTTAGCCTTGGTAGCGTCCGCTAGCAAGTTGATAGATATGGACGCTTTTTTTGCAGGCATTAGACGTTCCTACTCCAGATTTCGAACAGTTGGTCAAGATATTCTTGCATAACATCATTAACCCGGTTGTCTGCTGCATCATACAAGAATGGGTTAGGGCGTATGTTGCGACGCGCCCAACCAAAATGGACACTGCCCGCGTACGGAACAGTTGTGCGACCGGCAGAAACTTTTGCGCCTGAAACAACTTTGTGCGCCCTAATCGTTTTCGCTAGCCTGCCTGACCTAACTGGCACCAACCGTTTAGCCTCGTCAACAACTATTTCGGCTGCGCTATACCCGGCAGCTTTAAAATCCTCACGGGCTGCGTCATCAAGTTTGATTAGCGCACGGCGCATTTTGTGCAAGCCTTGCACCTCAATGGCTATGTTTTTACCACGATTTTGGGCAGCGTAAACATGCTTAAAAATCTGTTTGTTGATATTTTCAGCCATGGTCAGCCCTGTTGGTGTTCTAATAGCATTGCGCGCATTTCTTGCAATACTAGCGTTGGCGTGTCCATCAGGTCATTAGGTGCAATACCGGTACGTATCGCCATGGCTGCTACTTCCCGCGCCCAATACGTGTTGACACGGGGTTTACCGTCTACTCGTCTTTTGGGACTAGTCGAACCTCTGTGACGGTATTAACCCATTCTTTGAACGGTTTAAGTGTTGCACCGGTCACTTTGATAGCTGCAAACCCGAGGTAGGCAAGACCCTTCCAAGTCTGTTTGCTCTGCCATTCTTTAAAACTCATGTCTGTATGAAAGTCCTCCCACGCAACTAGTGCGGGCAGGGTTATCTCATATTCGGCGGGTTCTCCACCGTCCATGGTTACTTCAATGACAAAAGGTAACATGCGCCCTCCTTGTTAATGCCTGTTTATGTTACGGGGTTGTCGAAGGTGACAAGGTGCCACCGCTGAAGTTTGCCGTCACCATTGCAGCGTCACCGTATGTGCCACCGGAAATGCTGCCGTATGACGTTATAACGGTGTTGGTGATGTTGTAGGAAGGGTTAGTTGCGCTGACGGTTCCTGAGGTCGGCACAATAGAAATGCTCGTCGTAGACCCGATAAGTGGCCAAATGGTAGCGTCAACACTTGACGCGTCAAAGTCCTGATAAAACGTGATTGACCCGGACACCTTTTTGCGTCCTGCCAAAGACTGATCCCACGTATCGGACATGGCAGTTACGTCAACTTCGGTCACGTCAGCCGATAGGGTCACGGACTGCACGAACGAAGATAGATCAACGGAATTAACCGTTACTGACACGTCATCATAAACAAACTTAGCCATCTTGGGTCACTTCCTCGTTTTCGGCTTTATCGCTTTTTGGTATTGCTGTTTTCTTCAGGTGGCCTGCGGTCACCAATGCTTCAATGTTATACCGTGCAAGGTCGTCTGCGGTGACGAAATCACCAATTTGATAGCCCTTCACACGATTACTTGTCACTTTGTATTTCATGGTTCCACCATCACTTCCACTTCAAAGTCTACACCTAGGTAGATATCGTCACCGTAGCCAATGTTCCCAACGTTGTTTGCCGTCGCTACACGAGCGTAGGACACCACGCCACCTAGCGTGCGGTCAGCTGCAAGCAACTGGTCTACAGAATCTGTGCCGTAAATAAGGGGGTCAAGTCGCACAACGTTGTTGTCGAGGTCAAACCGTTGCACAAGAAACGTGACGGTAAAAAACATTTGCAGCAATCCACGTTGCATAGCGTCGCCGTACTCCACGGCTGTTGTGCCGGGAATAATGATTGCGCACGGTGTAAATGGCACTTCCGGCGGGTTGGCGTACACAACTTCAACAACAGTTGACGTGTTTAACTGTGTCGCTAACGCTTCTTTAATTGTGCCGTAATCAGCCATCAGGCAACCCCAAGTAGTTTCACGCCTTGCAATAGGGCTGCCACGTCCGGGTCATTGCGTGAGATACGCACTGCGCCGAATTCGGGAATGGAACCGGCTTGGAACCCTAGCGGGGACGCTTTACGTTGATACAACCGGCAAGACATTAACAAGGCTGCTTGTTTAATGTTGTCTGGTGCTGTTTCGCTGTAAGCAAACTTTGCGGTCACTTCAATAGTTGGGCGACCGTATAGCGATAGTGGCCAACCGTTATTCACGTTGGTCAGTAACCGATATGGCGTGGTGTTGCCGTCTAACACATAGTCTGTGGTCACGGTCAATGTTGTTTCAAACGTGCCGTCTTGGTCGTTATCTACTTTCACAACTAGACCGGTTGTTGTTGCGATGTCGTCCACGTCCAAAATGCTTGCGGTGCGTGGAAGATATGTGCGGGTTGACGTTGCGGACACTTCAAACGTGCGTCCTGTGTAGTTGTCAATCAACGCTTCTGCTGCACCAATGGCAGCTGTGATGGCGGTGTCCTCAGACGTAACGCTGTCAGGGATACCTAATGATGACTTGACCAATGCAAGTGTGGTGTATGCCATCAGTCCGCCTTGCGTGTTTTACGTGACCGGCGAGCCGGAGCAGGTTCGTTGCTGTGCGTCGCCTGCTCCGACTCCACAACCGTTGGGGACGGTTCCGGCACGTTGGGGGAAACATTAGAGAGTTTAGCGATAAGCACCGGGTCTGCACCAGACGCAATGAGATTTTGCAAATACTTGTCCATAACTGCTCCAATATTAGTGGTGAACCCGCCCGGCACAAGGGGGACTTAAAACCGGGCGGGTTCGACTTATCAGAGTGTCGCGCTAAGCAACGTACCCTGAACCTTGCAAATACCACCGGGGTAACGTCCGGCGGTGAAGGCGCTGTATCCGTAAACCACCATGCGGGTGGTGAGAGTACCGGAGCCGACCGATTCGTAACGGAGCATAAGCGGGCTGGCTGCCTGCTCCATAAGTACGAGGTCTGCACGGTTCGCAACGATAATTGCGTCCTCATTGGTGCCTGCACCAAGGTTGGTTGGGATACCGGCATCAACAACCACCGGAATTCCGGCAATTTCGCCTGCTGCAACACCGTAAGCACCGGGGTTGCCGAGTGCGATCACGTTGCGTGACGTTGCGACGGTAACGCCTGCCAATGGGCGGTTGCTGCTGTCAAGTCCACCGGAAATGTAAGCCCAACGGCGTGGGTGCATGATGATGACATCAGGCTGCACGAACCGGGCTGCGGTGACGGTGCCAACTGCCTTAATGATCTTTTGGAACGTTTCGTAGGCGGTTGGTGATGCGTCGTCTACGTCAACGTCACCAATTCCGCTGGTGTTCAAAATGCCAAGGTGAGTACCGGCGGTGCCGTCACCGTTAATGACATCTGCGTTGACTTTGCTGTTGTAAGCGGACACAAGGTCTGCTGCCAAAAGTCCGTCAACACCGGTGCCACGCTCCAACGCCTGACGTGAAACGTCAACCATGCCTGCATAGGTGCGGACATTGACGGTCAACAATGTGTCGTCTGGTGATGCTTCGGTGACTGCGCCGTTGTCGCCGTCCTGCGCTGCAACGCTTGAACCCGTGGTAATACGGGAAACGTTGACGGTCAGACCGTCGTTTGGCAATGGAAGGCTGTTGGCCACGTCCATGGTGTTACGTCCTGCACGCAGGAACGGTGCAGCAAGTCCGGTCAGGTACTGCGGGACGACAAGCCCGCTAAAGTTCCCTGAACCCGAGTCACGAAGTTCGTGACGCATTTCGTTGTTGTGGCGTGACAGACGCTCTTGCGCTGAAACATCACCAAGGAACTCAGCTGCGTACGAGTCACGGAAGAACGAGTGTGGCGCGTCCTCTTGGTAGGTCAATGGTTCTGACTTAACGTCTACACGGTTCACGGCGGGTGCTTCCTGTGGTTCGTCGGTGGCTGCGACTTCGGCGCGCAGTTTGGCTGCTTCAAGGTGGCTAACCTGAATTTCCCGCAGGTCTGCGATACGGGCATCAAGTGCCTTTGCGCGTGCGGTCAGGTCACCAAGGTTTTTATCTTCGGTTTCGGTAAGGTCACGGGTTTCTTCTGCCGCGCGGTCAAGCACTGCCTCAACAGCGGTTGAAATTTCGGCACGTTCCGCAACCAGTTGGTCTAGCAACTTCACGGTCAGTTCTCCTAACTGATATATGGGTAGGTTCTGACGGTGACAGTCGGGTGACAACGCGGCGCGACTATCGGCGGTCACCAATTAGCATACACATTGACGTTTAGTCAACGTG